CACTTTTTCGATTTCTTGAGCGATAACACCAACATCATGACCGCTATGCTCAGAACTATTATTCCAATCAAATTCATACCCTCCGATTGTATTAAGTTTATCTATTGCACTACCTATTGGGGTAATGTTATCTTTAAGTCTTTCATCTGATGAAAAGAACGCTGTTACATCTCCTGAAGCATTTATCACCGATGCTGAAATAGGTCCTGTAAATGAACCAGATACTGCTGTAATGTTTCCTGATACACTTACTCCTAATGTATTAATTGCTGAAGCAGAAACTGGTCCAGTAAACGAACCTGATATTGCATTTACTTCTCCAGTTGTTGTTGTTGGAGCAAGTCCTACTCCTAAACAATGTGCTTGTAGGTGACTAGTAAATTTAGAAGTACCAGTTCCACCCATATGTAATAAACTTCCAGATACATGTCCGTTTATATCTATTTTACCTGATCCTGATATATTTTTAGTATTCAGGTCTAAATTACCTCCTAATTGTGGTGTTGTATCTGCTAATACACTTGCTAAACCTCCTCCACCTCCAGATCCCGTACCAATAGTTACTGTAAAAGTAGAACTATCTCCTTTTGTAAAAGTAACTACATTTTCAGCAGCAGATGCAGTAGTTAGTAAATCTGCACTAGAAGACAGTAAAGTAGGTTTACCTGTTAGTCCACTAAATGGTGCAACTGAAGCAGTAACTGCAAATGAAGATGAAATAATTCCTGTAACACCACTGCCTTCACCTTCAAATGATCCTGAAAATGACCCACTCATATTAGTTACACTACCGGGTCCTACTAAATCAAAAGAACCCGTTACTCTTAAACTACCGGTTCTTTCATGAGTATCATCAAAAGAATCTCCAAAAATAGTAGAACCAGAATTATAAATTTGTATAGTTGTGTTACGTTCAGTAACAAATTCTTCTGCTGTTAAAGTACCTCCAACAGTAAGGTTTTGTGTTATTTTAGCACTACCAGTTATATCAACTTGATCTCCTGCTGCATCAGCATCTATTAAAACTGAACCAGTTATTTTTAAATGATTGTTAGCAAATACTAAGTTATTACTACCTGTAAACTGTGCATTAGCTCCAGATACTGCATTTCCTAATTTAAACTGAACAGCTCCATTTCTTCCAACAGGGTTACTTAAAGGTATACTAACAGAGCTACTTATTGCAGTAAACTTGTGAAGTTTTAAGGTAGAACCTTCAAAGGAAGCAGAATGAAAAAACTCTCTAAAGTTTTGATCTAGTTCGTTATGTGTAAGCGAAGATCCTTTTGTTCCTCTAAACTGAATTGCCATCTTTAATTATTATTTGATCCGGTTGGTGCATGTAATTGTTTACTCTTCAAATCGTCTATTTCGTTTTTAAGTTCTTTTATGGCTTCTATTAGTACTCCAACTATACCATTGTAGTTAACACTAAGATAGCCATTATTATCTTCAGAAACAACTTCTGGAAGAACTTTTTGTATTTCTTGAGCAATTACTCCATATTGATTAGTACCGTCTTTATCAAAAGTAACTCCTCTTGAAGATACTACTTTACTTAAACCTTCAGTAACTGTTAGTATGTTACTTTTTAATCTTTCATCTGAAGACTGAAATACTGCTGCAGAAGTTCTTATACTTCCTGATACTTCTAAATTATACGTTAAAGGTAAATCAGTAGACTCATTTACGTTAATTCCTACACTTATACCGTCACCTGATGAGCTTGCTATTAATCCAGCTGCTGTTGTAAGTGCAGCACTACCGGAATAAAAAGCTATCCTTCTATTAGTACCTGGTTGTATACCTTTTGCTAATGGTACTTGATGTGCTGTTCTATTGATTGGTACTTGAGAACTACCTGTATAGTGTAAAACTAAAACTGTCCCTGATTCAGCTATAGAACTAGAATAATAGAACGAACCTAAGTTTTCGTCCATTTCGCCATAAGTCAAAGGTTGACTTTTATTTGCTCTAAAAAATATAGACATTATATATCAATTTTTATTTCAAATGTCATATCACTGTTTTTGGTTTTCGGAATTGGTCTTCCAGTTTTTCCTACAGCAATCAATTCATTTGCATCATTATATAGACCAACAGTTGTAATATAAGGAGTAAATTCACTTCCTGTTATATTGTTGGCTAATACACCTAATGAACCTGTAGTTGCTGTTCTGTTAAAAGTAAAATTCAATTCAGAATCTTTTACCTTACAGTGAACATTATATGTATAAATAGGTTGATTTGCTTTCCATTCAACCTGTGGTTGTAAATATGTAGAATAGTATCTAGCTATATCTTTATCAGTAATAACAGCTATACCGTGAGGATAAATAATATCCCCTACTACTCTTTCTGCTTTAGTAAAAGATAAGGAAGATCCTGAAAATATTAAACTTCCTTCTCCGTCATCTACTATCTCTCCTCTTTGTTGATTTTGATCTATCTCTAAATATTCAGAAGAAGATTCGTCAACATAGTCACTTTCATTTATTACGTAGTCTGCAGTATCTATACCTGTTGTACCGTACAAGCTTGCAAAATTATCGGTATATTCATTATCTCCTGTATTGAAATCTACTACATATCCATCTAGTAAATAATTATTATGGGAACTTGATATTGGTTTTAGCGCAAAAGTATCAGTATCTATATGAGTACCTATTACGTTTTTGGGAATAGATATAACTGCATTTTCATTCCTTAATGTCCTTGAACCTGATTTGGTTAAAGTAGATTGAATAAAATGATCAAAAGAACCTGTATATGTATTATTATTTCTACTATTTCTATAGTAAAGTTGATCTGTGCTTCTCCAAACTAACTCTTGAGATCTACCTTTGAATAAGTCTCCTGGATGTGATGATAGGGAACTTGATATACCACGCAAGAAATTAATATCGTACTCTGTTAATGTGCTACCGCTGGCTATCCAGGATTTTTTTGCAACATAATCAGAGACAAATACATCTTGTCTGTTTAGTTTTTTGTAAGCGCTCATTCATTAATAATCAAGCTTAACTCTTACTAAAGACTCTTTTGTAAAGTCTTTTAAAAGAGGTCTAGATAATTTAGCTACTGCTAATAAATCGTTATTATCGTTATATAAGCCGATAGTTGTTATAAATGATTGAGGTGTATCAATCATTACGTTATGTCTAATTTCTCCTGAACCAGTAATCAATGAAGGGTTAGTAGAGTAATTAAATTCACCGTTTCTTGCTCTAACAAACACAAAATTAGAAGATACTGTTTCTTCAGCTTGAATTCTAAAGCTACCTCCTTCTCTTATAGCATCATATAACCTTCTTTGATTAAGTGCAGCAGTGTTAGCGCCTCTATTTGTAGCTAGCTGTATACCTCCAGCTGAACCTGTTGCTAGATCTAAAGCACTTGCATTTAATAAAATTACTCCTACATCTGGTAAAAGTTTTCCATATGATCCTGATGCATCACTGTATCCGTTAGCATTTTGCGTTGTATATACAGAGCCTTGAGAACCTGATACTAATTCATAAACTCTACCAGCATCGTTAAATCTTATTGTAGAGTTTACTTGACTGTCATCTGTTAGTCTCAATCTTGCTCCACTACCAGAGATACCAAGAACTAAGTCTAAAGTACCAGGTAGGAGTTTTTCTTTATACCTTGCTCTTTCAACTGATAATACGTAAAATGTTTCAGAAGTTTGAGATCCAAACGTAAAATCAGCATCTTCATCTCCTAGTACTAAGTTTCTATATTGACCATATACTGTAGATGATGGTGATTTGCCAGGTACGTTAACGTTAAAATTTAACGAACCACTACCTTTTTTATCTCCATATGCAATAGCAAACTGAACTCTTGAATTAGAAAGATCAGATGCAGTATTGAATACGTTATAGTAGTAATCCGCAGAAGTTCCACCAGTTTGGGTGGATGATGTAAAAAATGTGGTTAATGTAGTTGCTCCAAATGACCATACTGGAGAGGTAATCGACTCAGCACTTACAACTACGTCTTCTTTATCAAATCTCTTGTATGACATAATTAATTAGTTTTAGTAATTGTTACTGGAATTGTAATTCTAGCTCCAGAGCCTCTACCTATTACCGTTAAGGTAGTTTGTAATTGTGTGTTATCCCCGAATAAAGTATTAACAGAAGTAGCTGTTAAATTTATTGAGGTACCTATTACTGTTTTTGATACGTTAGTACCGATGGTTGTTGCTGTATTTAATTTTTCTGCTTCTTCAGAATTTATTCCAACACCGGTAAATGTATTAAGTACTCTTATATCTGCTATTGTTGCAGTATAACCTTCGTTTTCAAATATTGTAGTAGCTCCTAAGTAGTTTAGTGTTTGAGGGGTAACCGCTACTGAAGCTCCTTGACGAAGAGAAATTGAACTAAATCCAATATCTAGTACTGGTAGTTTAGAAGTACCTCTTGGTAGAGTAGTTAATTTATACTTCATAATTTGTGTCTCATCTGGAAAAGCTTCTAATAAGGGTAAGTTTTCAATAGCTTCTCCGTAGAGTGCAGAACCAGAGGGATGTGTTGGATTGTATAAGGTGTAATCAATCTCGTCATCGCCTAGAGCAAATTGAGTGATTTTGAAAGAACCGTCCCCTCTAGCTAACAGCTCTCTTCCTTTTTTGGTTAAGATCGCATCTACTGTTACGACCGAATTATCTAAATATCCCATTTTATCTTATTGTTTTATATAAATATGTTAGTGTATTATTTTAATCAACGCTAATAACAGTACCTGTTTCACTAGTAGTAATTACTTGATCTTTCTCAGTAATGTATATTTTTTTGTTAGCAATTCGTATAAATTTATTTTCTTGTTCCTCGTAAATAAAGTTAGACCCACTAGGAAATGTTTGTAGTTCTTTAGTAGGGTGTGAACCTGATAATAGAGGGTTAAAATAAATTGTAGTGGTATCTCTTGCACTATCTGTAATAGCTTTAATAGTGTCTACTGTAGCATCAAGTAGGTGTATTGAACCTTCAAATTCTCTAAAATTTAATGCAGGGTCGTTACCAAAAACACTACCGCTTGTAAGTTTAGTCCCTCTATATCTTGCATTAATTAAACCTATTTTAGTATAGTGTGAATCTTGAATTTGTGCTTTTTGAGCAGTACCAGCTAATATAGCTTGTAAGTTTGTAGGGTTAGCTGCATCAGTTGTTCTGTCTACTACCTGTCTTATGGAGTTAAGCTGATTGTTGGTAGAATTATTTAACAGAGGGTTAGAATCGTTATTATTAAAACCTATTTCAAAGAATGGTATAAATACAAATTCTGAACCGTCATACCTAAAAATATCTTGTTCAGCTGCTGTCCCAACTCCAAGAGTATCTATAACCGGTGGTAAGGTATTAACAAATGTTTTTTCAAGTCTTAAATAAAAGAAACCATCTCTTCTTTGCCTTTCCAGTACTTTCGGCCTTATAATTCCTTCAGTAAAATCAAATCTAAGTTCAGTAACTTCTTTTAGTGCTGATTCAAGTTTGGTATTTTGGTCATCTTGAAAAGGTATAGATATACCAATAATAGCATAAGGAGCCTGAGGTGTGTTATCCACTCCAGGATTAACCACACTACTACTAATAAGAAGATTTGCATTTGCAGCTCCTCCGTAACTAGATGGTTGTGTATTTATAAATTCTAATTCTGTCATTATTCATCTAAAAAGTTAGCATAATATTCTGATCCTGATGCAAGTTGTAACTCATTAGTTACAGTTATAGTACTACCTGTAGTAATTAATGAACCGCTACCTTGTGCTTGAGTATACCACCCATCAAATACTCCAGTATAACCCCCACCGCCGTAAGCAGCTCCTTCAGCAACTGCAGCAGCATATTCATAAAGTGTATAATCTACTATTAAGTTTATACTACCTGAAGTAGCAGCAACTGTCTCTGGATAAATAGCTCTTACTGTACCTCTTCCTGTTTCACCATAGAAGTTAATAAGATCACCAACGTAAGTAGCTTTTAAGAATAGATCACATGAAGGAGGTATTGGTAATGATAAGTTAAATACTGTTAAGTTAAAATCAATAATAGGTTGTGCAGCTTTCTTAAAAGTATTGGCTGTATTTAGTTCACCATCGCTGACCATTACTAAACTGCCAGAAAATTCTCCTGTAAATTTAGGAGTTTGAAAACTTTCATTTTTTGGAGCATACCCAACGGAAGTTAAAATACTTGCTGAGTAGTTTGTATTATATCTATCTTTAGACCCAAATGATTCTCCATGACTACCTGTGATAGTACTTACATTTATACTACCGGTGTAGATTTTATTTTCTAACGTTAAACTAACTTGCTTAGCTTTATTTCTAGTTAGAATATCTGGTTTAACTACTACACCTGTGTTAATGGTTGAACGTGCAGGTATCAGATCTTTAATAACTCTAAACACGTTATTATCAAAAAACTTAACAAGTCTTATAAAAGCAGAAGGTGTTCTGAAAATATCATCTCTGTCCCAAAATGCGTCATAATCTTCCCAATTACTTTGAATAACATTCCATATATTGGAACCTAAATCATCATCTAAACCAAGAATGTAGTTTCTTAATTTATTTAATTCATGGTAACTATCATTAGTGGCGTCTCTAGGATCTCCTATGAAATCGTCAATATTAAAACTACCGCTTAGTCTAGATTCTATATAGTTATCCAAAAGTTTACTTAAAGAAAAACCTACTTCTACAGTATGTAGATCATCTGAATATTTAATCTTTCGACTTGTAGTTGATGCATATCTTGATAAAGTACTACCTGAAACTAAACTTCCAGTGTTATCTAATCTTACTTTTGCTAATGAACTTGTTACAAAGTTTTGATTAGTAAATTTAATATCACTTTTATTTTTTCCTCCGTAAATTTTAACTGGTAGGATAGAGTTTGGAATACCGAAGGAATTTATTATTGCTCTTATACCTCTTTCAGTACCTTTAGATTTTAAAATTAACGGTAAGTTATGATATATTCTTTTGTAAATTTCTTTTAAGTAATTATCCTTAGGCATTGGTTGCAAGTGTTCACTACCCGAACCAGATACTGCTGTAACTATTTCGTTTACAGTTTCACTACCAGATGCATAAGACTCTCCAGTTAATAAAGAAAATAAATTATCTAAACTTTGATTGCTACTATATAGTTTTACACCTAAAGATTCTACAGCACTTTTTACTATATCTTTACTTACACCAAAGTTTAACCTGTTATCAGCATCATACTTATCCGATACAGCTTTAAAGTAAATCCACAGATTATCAAAATGTTGCGCAATCATATGCACAAACAATGTATAAGGAGCATTTTGAGAATCCTCTCTTATAAATGTTGGAATAGTATTAGTAAGTATATCTACGTTTGTGTTATCGTAATTGGATGCAGAAACTAATTGATTAGTAAAGTAAGTAATACTTTCAGAAGTTGTAGATGCTTGATTAATATACGGTCTCGTACTATTAGTTTTCGGCCATGCCGAACTTCCGCTTTCATAATACAGATATCTATCGTAATGGTCAAAATTATTTACTATACCTTCTATTAAATTTTCATAGTAAGATATACTACCCGTAACTCCAGTCTTAGTATAACCTGTAGTTTTAACTGAATATAAACTGCTTTGGTAACTATTAATTAAATCTAATTTATACTTAAAGTTTCTTAATCTTTCTTCTGCTGAACTAAAATGTATAAAATCATTATAGTCTTCATGATTTATTGCAATTTGTGCACTTTTTTCGTTAAATAAAGATCTTAATTCGTAATAAGAGCTAGTTACAGGAAAACTTAAAAGTTCGTTATAACTAAAATATTCAGTAGGATTAAAACTATCTTCAACTACTTCAACATTAAAATTTGGTCCTTTTAGATATCCTAAATTTATTTTATCTTCTAAAAATTCAGATGTTATTTCAAAAAATTTAGAATCACTTACCAATTCTACTACATTAAATAAATCTTTTATTGCTACAGAAGAATCTAATGGTTGGTAAAGCTTTATTACTAGAGCTAACCCTTGATCGGTATTTTCAGTTGTAACGTTAACACCTATGCTAGAAACTAACTTTTCGAAATTTAAATTAAATTCACTAAAAAACGATCCGTCATTTAGCCTGTTTGATAATGCAGTAGTATATTCTGATATTTCTTCATCAGTAAGTTGATTAGAAAGAGCCCTTATCTCAGTTCTATCAGGAGATATACTTTCTATAAAAAACTGTTTTGTTCTTTTATCCTCTGAAAATAAATCATCAGTAAACTTATAAAGTAGTCTTATATCACCATTTTCGTAACCTAACTCTTTAGCATCCCTAGCAGGATCTAAAGTTATATTTAATATACCATCCTTACCAGCACCAGCTGCATTTATTAAAGCAGAATAGTTAGGGTAGTCAAGCACGTTCTGCAATAGTACGTTATCTACACTGTAAACAAAAAGATTAAGAGAGTGTTTTGAAGTGTCAAAAGCAGTTGTGAGATCAAATGATTCAATTAACTTTTTATCTGAATCCTTGAACTGTTTAGACGTATCTAGACCTTCTAAATTTATTTCTTTTACTGTGTATTTAAACGTGCTCATTAAATATCAGGTGTATTAGCTTCTATTAGTTGCTCGTTCAATGATAATATTTGTTCTCTTAATATAGTAATCTCGTCTAACAGAGGTTGTATGTCAGAGTTGTCTTTTTCAAAATCTAATAATTCAGAACTTTTTTGTACCAAAAACGTATGAGATAATCTTTCTCCTTCTAATGGTATCTCGTAATACAGTTGGTCGTAAAGGTCAAAAAATTCAGCTACAGTAGTCTCTGCTTCAGGATCCTCAGGTTGTGCGAACGTTTTAAAGTTTCTATCAATTACTTTATTTAACGTTTTAGGATCATATACTTTCTTTTGTATTTTGATTTCATTAGCCATGCTTAGTTACCTTAAATATATTTTTATTATCAATTACTATAGTACTGTCGTTGAGTGTAGTTTTAACTAAAAGCCTGTAGTAACGTTCTGGTTGTAACGAATTCATAGTCATATCAAAATAGTTACTGGTATTATCCGCACTTAGTTTTGTAAATGATGTATCGAAATCGATAACCATTTCTCCAGTTTTTTCGTCTTTTACTCCCCAAAAAGATGCGGTTGGTAATTTAAATTCAGTTAAGAAAATTGAACTTGTAGTAAAAGTTCTTGTAGGGTATTTAGGTCTTGCTGATAATCTAAATCGTACTGAATCTGAATCGTTATATTTTTCTTTTGCATTTTTTATGCTAATAGTTGCTATATCGGTACTAAGTTCGGTAAGTGTGCTACTATACGTACTATCATCCCATTTAAACTCTAAATAAGGTGGGTAAATAGTGTTGGTGTCTTTACTAAAATATTTTAAAAGTATAGATGCAGTTAAGTTATTTTCTATATCATCATTTATCTTTAATATCATACCATCGTTAGAAAGACTACCAGAAAAATGACTAGAAACTATTGAAGTTACATCTACTTCTAAATCATGATCATCGTTTATATCATAAGTAACTTGACCAGAAGTGCCTGTTATAAAATCTCCTCCTAAAGTTACCCATTCTTCATTACCATCATCTTTATATTTCCACGAGCAACCTGTTTGATTTTTAGGTTCATCATCTCCTTTACCAACACCGTTAGTCCATCCACCAGATATGGGGAAAACAAATATGGAATACGAATTAGGTAGTTCAGTTGCATTAGCTAATTTTAAATTTAAACTTGCTGATATAGGTCCAGATATTTTTTGATTTACCGTTTCTACTATATCTGATTGTTTAAACTGTATTAGTGCTCTGTTTGTTCTACCGACAAAGTCAATATCTCTATAACCTCCTACTTCTAGTATCTCATCTTTACCAGCATTACCATATATGCCACCATCAGATGGTTCACTATTAATGTAAGTATCTTTTTCAGGGTATATTCTATATATTGCCATATTATAATGTTGTTACTCTACCTTCAATATCTTCTTGTGGAAACTTAACTTCAAATATACATGGATCAAAAGATGGATAAACTATATTATCTTTAGTTGCTCCTTCTACATCATATGCATTTTGAGAGTATCTACCCCCTGCTATATTTTCTACTCTTACTGATTTAACTGTTTGTACTCCTCTTATTTGGTCTAACTCAGTAAACAAAGTAGAAATATTTATAGGTTGATTGATGCTCCACTTTTCTATTCTAAAATAATTAATCAAAAAATTATTGCACTTTAGTAATACATCTCTTGCTGCGTAAGTAGGAAGTGTTACTACGTCATATTTTATTTTAATATTTACTACAAATGCATCTTTTATATCAACTGCATCAGTAACAGGCATAAACTCAGAAAGATAATGTTTTAAATTTTTCTTAAGAGAATCACTTGCATTTGTAAGTTTTTTATTTATATCATACGCAAGTATATACAATCCAATAGCTAAAGGATTATTACCTAATACACTACTATCGTTATTTACCAAACCGTCTTTGGTTGCATAAGCTTTTGCTATACTACCAAAAGAAGAAGGTAGTGATAATGCTCTGACTGTATAGTCTTGTAATGTTACTGTACGTTGCTGTTCTGCAAATGCTCTTAATGAATTTTGTCTCAATTCTTCAGTTGAATCTCCGTCTTTACCACCTGAAGCTGGTTGTTCGTTTGTAAATGCTAATGTTGCTGCATAACTATCATCTGTTGCAGATGTAACTACTGTATCTATAGCATCTATTGTATTTGCAGGTACATTTGCTGCTACTCCACCTCCTGTTAAGTACCTTATTGTAAGTGTTGTGTTAGAAGGTGCTAATCCATATGTTTGTGTAAATAAAAAGTTAGATGGATCGTATGCCTTAAAATATTCGTTAGATGTTAAAAAAGTATCTGAATTTCTTATAACAGTTGGGTCTGGAATTATAGCTTCGTCATCTTGAGAACTTATTCCTGAACCAAATTGTATTTGTAGTTTATTAGTCGATGTAAATCTAGTAACAAATCTTCTTGGAACTTTTTTAAGTCTTAAATTATTAGGAACTATATTACTTTCACTGTTGGTGTTAGCTTGAGTATCAAATACAGTATCTTGACCTAAATAAGGAACTTCAGTCCAGGTATTGTTATCACTATCTACAATATCTAAAACTCCTATTATATTTGTATCTGATATTTCAATCGTAGCAAATTTTTCAGCAGTAGTATAAGTTTCGGTAGTTGTATTAATAGTTCCTGAAGTTGCTTTTACTTTTTTAGTCAACAAGTATTCAGCAGGATTACCACTATCCAAAGAAAAAATTCTTATATCAGTTGGATCGTAAGAACTACTAAATTTAAAGTCTACTTGTTCGTTAGTCAAAAAAGTTAAATTATCTCCTACAGATGCTTTTACAATACCGTTTTTACTTATAGTTAACGCTTGATCTAAATTTGGTTTATAGTCTGCACCAGTAGCTGCAACTCTTTGAGTAACTGTAAGTTCGGCTTCAGCAGCAGATGTAGCTTTCGGTCTATACCCCATCATATAAGCTAACGAATATAAGTTAGCAGGGTTTTTAGCATGTTGTAAAAAAGTTTCCTGTAACTGATTATCTTGATAAAATGACAATACATCTCCTACATAAGCAGCCATTTCAATAAACATAGTTCCTGGAGAAGTAGGACTAAAATCGTTATAAGAATCTGGAAAGTAATTCTTAGCGTGTTCTATCAATGCAGTTTTCAAGTCATTGAAATCTCTATTGATGTATTTTATATCTCTTTCTTCTGCCATTATTGTTCAAAATTTATTACTACTTCATCTTCGATGTCGGTATCTCTTAATTTATACTTTAAACTAAAGCTTACTGTATTTTTGTCTGCATCACCTAAAGTGTTTATCTCAACAGGTTCTACTCTTGGAAAATAAAATTCTAAATCATTTCTAACTAATTGATCAATTTCTTTTACCTTATCTTGAGTCAATTGTTCGAAAAGAAGATTTTGAAGCTGATTTCCGAATGTAGGGTTTAAGTATCGTTCTCCTTTACCTGTAAGAAAATAGTTTATTAAGTTAGTTTTAATTGCTTGTTTAGTTTCAAATGTTTGATTAAAAACAGCTTTACCGCTAAAAGGTAAACTAACTCCTACAGCCTTTCTTGGTTGTAAGTCAATTGGATCTATTTTCTTTATTTCAAACGCCATTATACTGCTCCTACTCTAGCTTTATCTTTTTTATATGATGCATCTAATACTGATTTTGCTTTATTAACAAAATCTAATTGACTAATATCTATACCCACTTGTGGTCCTTGTACAGAACGACTCATTTGGTTAGACATCATAGATGCAAAATTAGGTTTTTGTACTCCAGTACCACCCATTATATTGTTTGCTTCTTGTGCTGTCATTTCTTCTCTTGTTGCATTAAGCATTTCGTCTAACGTAGCAGACTTGCCTACAGACCATTTTTTTGGTTGGCCTTTTGCAACAGGTTTCATTTGATTAGGGTTACTATCAGGAGTTGAAGCATATTTTACAGCTTCGTTCATTACGTCTTGTAACTCCTCCTTAACAGCAGCTCGTACCTCTTCTCGTATAATTTTTCTAAGTTGATCGAGTTTCATATATATAAATAGTTTAGTTATGGAAGTTGATTATCTATTCTAAATTTTATTTCATCAAGTAGTATATCTACTGACGAACTGAATGATTTACCACCTTTTAATATTTCAACACCCTCTGAATCTAATGCTACCGCAAATCTCCTGGGTGCTATAGAAGGAGATTCAGGGTCTATTTTTATTACTAACCTATAAAGTTCACCGTTAGGGCCTCTATGTAAATACTTATCATCGTCTGCCACAGATGTATCATCCTCAGCATTGAAATCATCTAGTAATTCTCTTAATCCATCTAATCCGGTGCCTTCAAGTTTATTAAGTATGTCTAATAATTGATTGTTTATATTATCAGTTGGATCTAAATTATTACCGTCCTTTAATTGTTTAGCTACTTCATCTGGTGATACCCCAGTTTTTTCAGATATTTCATTTACTGATAAGGAACCGTATGTATCTAAATCTACAGCTCTTTTAGATAGATCAGAAGTTATAAAACTACCGTCATCTGAAATAAGACCAAGCTCAACCATTTCTTCAAACGTTAGTTCTTCTTTTTCTAGTATATCTTTTAGAGCATTTTCAACTTTACATACATTGATTGCATTACTTACTTTATTTAGTCTTTTTGTAACAAAGGATAATGAAAACGTAGGTACTTTTAAAAGTATTGATAACCCTTCTACATCGTCACTAATCTGTTTTATAAACTCTTTTAAAAGATGTAAAAGATCAGCGTATTTTGTAGTTACGTTTACAGGTAAACCGATACCTGGAGGTACTGCTTGAGGTACAGGAAGAGCAAGTATTAAATTTTTTGCTGCTTTTAATCCACTTACAGGTGCTTTTAAAGCCTTAGGAAGTTTTTGAAATTTAGAAATTCTGTCAGTTATTTTACTAACACCTCCATTTAAACCGTTTACCTTATTAGAAAGTCTACCGAGACTAGCAGGACAACCTTTACTAGCTATATTATTTGTCATTTTAAATGCTTCACTCTGAATTTTTGAAGTAATTTCACCTTCAACTTTTCCAAGAATTTTTGCTATGGCAGGTAGTAATTGACTTTCGGGTATATTTACGTATGGCATTATTTTGTATCTATGTACACTTTTTTAGAGTGTAGTTTTTTTAAAAAAGTTCTAAGTTTTGGTAATTTTAAAGATACTGATATTGCAGTTTGAGCTACTTTTGGAACATACACCGATGGTGTAGGTGGAGTTGATGCCATAGTATTTATTAGTTCTTGTAATAATACTACCAAGTCGTTTAACCAATCAGTAGTTGTCTGTCCTTTCAAAGCTGGTTCATCTTCGTCAAATGCTCCTTTACCAAGGTATATTTTTTTACTATCCATTCCAATATAATCATCAGAATCGATACCTATTACTTTAGAATTCAAACCTATCATTTCTTTTGATGAGATAAAAGCACCTTCATCTCTGGCGTTAAAATATAACCTACCAGAGTTTATTATAACTTGAGGGCCTTTGTGTATGTCTGCTTTTTCTGGTTCATCTTCAAAAGCATCTCTTTTTTCATGTGCTTGTTCTAATTTAACTATATGGTCAGACATTATATATATTGATGACTTATCTTCATTTGGATCTTCTACTACTGTTTCAATAGAATCATCAGCTTCTTTTTGTCCAGTTCTAAGTATAACGAAAGGTGAACCGTTGTTGTCTTCTTCAGAAAATGGATTAGTATCAAAATTAGTACCTCCTAATCTTATGGTATTACCGTGTCTACCTTCTATAAGGGCATCTCCTGGGAATAGTTGAAGAGGGTTAACCTTAGTGCTTTCTTTAAAATCATCCCCAAAGTCAGGTTCTTCAATAGTACTAGCATTATGATTAGGATGGTTCCAAATATTAACTATAGTCCTCCAGTAGTCTCTTCCTTCAGATGCATCCGTAGTTCTATCCCAATCAGGGCCTCCATAAATTTCTACTATCTCACCTATTACTGGTAGTCTAACTATAGTATCTCTTTGACAATAAGCAAAAAATTGATTTTCATCTATATTATCAGCTGTTCCTCCTAATGCATCACCAATTGGCTTAAAAAATACTCCGTATAAACCTAAGGTTTGTTGTTGATCTTCGTATCTAGGGTGGTTAGAGTCGGTTATAATATCGGTAACTCTAGCATAAAAGCCATTACTACCTCCACCTCCTCCTCCTTCGTTATAAAGTAATCCTGTAATTCTACCAAACATTATTCTTCTTCTTCAGTTTTTTCAGAATTATTTTGAACTTCTTCTACCGTATCTCTAGAATCTTCTAAAAGATCTTGTAATTCACCGAAATCAAACATTTCTCCTCCATCTCCTTTAGCTGCTGCTGTTTCTATACGTTGTATTACAGTCGCTAGTTTAATTAAATGTTCATCATTCTTTACTCCTATTTCCATATACTCTTTTATCATAGGAACAATAAGAGTGGCATCACCTATATTTTCTATAAGTGGTTTTAACTCTCCTATAAGTCCTTTGATCTGAGATCTGGTTTGGGTTGAATTATCGTGTATCTCTCCAAAAAGATCAGATAGAGTTTTACCGTTAAACACTTCTTTATCTAAACTCATATCGTTTCTTTATAAATAGAGTTACAGAGGTTTATTGGTAATAAGACCTTGATCGTAAAGATTTTGATATTTTTTCTTGAAATCTTCTTTGAGTATAGAAATGACTCTAGTAAGATGAGGAGTTTCGCAATCAGTCATCTCTCTAATATAGATGTATAAAGCTTTTTTCTTAAATATTTCTATATCATGTCTTGTACGAAATAGAGTTAATACAGCATCAGCAATAACTTTCTCATTATCTTTTAAAAATAAGTCATCCAAAGATTCATAAACAGATTCGCTCCAGGTATCTATAAATTGAGATAAAGTTACTTGGTAGTCATTAACATACTGTTTACCTCCTTCGTAACTTTCTTCCATTTCTGTAAAAGAACCAATCTGTTTAAGTCTTTTATAGTTTTTATTGTTGTAGTTTATTAACCAACGTTTAACTATAGTACCAAAATAAGAATATGCCTTTGCTCCATTAGTAGGATCAAACTTCATAATCTTTTCTTCTAGTAATACTGATACAATTTCGTGCTTTAAATCTTCTATACGTTCTACATCTGTGTAATAAAACTTAAATGTATGTATAATATTTTCTGCTAACTTGTAAAAAGGTAGGTATATGTGGTCTGTAAATATTTTAGCTCTGTAATCTGAGTCAGTAGAGTTATTATACTTAACTATATAGTCTTCAGTTTCTTTTGTAAAGTAGTTAGCTTTGGATTTCTTCCTTGCCATAGTTCTCTGGGAGCATGTAGCGGTCTAATTCTTTTTGTATTTTCTGCATTGATTTAAAAAATTGACCAACCTCATCATCTGATTCAAAAACCCCACGACTATCAAGACTTTTAAGGTGTGCTTGTGATTCTGCTATAATTTTAGATATATTTTGTAAATAATTTACTTGATCTTGAACGACATCTTCATATTTTTCGTTCTTTAATAATAAATTACGAATTAAATACATAAGAACCAACAAAATTCCGGAAAAAATTACTAAAATTATGTTTAAAGGTGTAATATATTCCATTTTTAAAGGTTTTTTAACATATTATTTAGTCCTTGCGAAGATTTTACCTGTTTTCCCGTAGTGGATTGTGTTTTTTGCACTTTTGGCTTGGAAGTACCACCGTTTCTCTTCCAAATATCGTATTCAACCTTAGAAGCTAAGAAGTCTGCCGAGTGTAAGACTGACACTATAGATGTTTTCTGTCTAGAAGACTCTTGATAACTGAAGAAGTAAGCTTTATTTGCATCATCAAACACTCCATCATGTAATCTAATAGCTAAAAACTCTTTTTGCGTTACCGGTATACCAAATTTCTGTAGAATAAATAAAGATCTGTCAGGTATCAACATAAAATCTATGTCTGGGTTAGGAGTATACATTTCTGATAACTTATCTTGCCTCCATTTATCGGTCTGAGGTAAATAATTAGGTGCTTCACCGTCTCCTAATTTACCAAGGTCATGGAACAATGCGGCAAAAACAAGCTCTTCTTCGGTGTAATCAATAGTTCCACCCATTTCCTTGTATAACCTTGACTGTTTTACCGCATATTCCACAACTCTATTAACATGATCAACGTATCCACCTGGAAATGCACTGTGATACCAAGATTTAGAACTAGCAGGAGCCATTATGTAAGTTTCTTCTAGCTTGGAAAGCATAGTTTTTACATCGTCCTTACGGTCTCCTATGTAAGTATCTATAATTTTAAGGTGCTTTTCGTAGTTTTTTTGTATTTGCTCCGCCGATAATGACATATTAGATTGAATTTATTTAATTATTAATATATATTTATATACTTATATATTATCTTAATATATTAAATTATAAATTATATAATATAAATTGAAGATAATAAAAAGATTTCAAAGAATCAACTATTCTATGATAAATTTTAAAGTATTTTTTCTATTTTCCCATAAAGGAGGGTAAACCCAATGGGTATCTACTTCAACTATTAACGTATCTCCTATATATTCTTTAAGTACTGGACCTACTATACGTCTAGTAAAACCTTCTTTATTGTATTGAAGTCTAGAATGCTGAACCATACCGACTCCTTCCATAATTTCTATGTTGCCCCAAAAGATAGAATAAAAATTAGGAGTATCATTTTCCCACAAACTTTTATCATCTATAGTAGAGGCATAAGCATCAATATTGAATCTAGCAGCACCTGCATCATTATATAAAAGTTTAGCTCTATAATAACCATTTTCATCTTGCTGAAAAGGAACATCAAATCTAACTACACAATCACCGCATAAATCTAACTTTACCTCTTCTTTAGAACAAGAAGTAACGAAAGAAAGTAAGATCATAAGAAATAAAAGATTGATCCAAACATCAAATCCGTTATCCTTTATATAGTTAGTAATAACTTTAAGTAATTCGATACCGATTATAATAAGAAGGCCGGTAACTAAACCCCATATAAAACTTGTAAACATAACCCTTATTAATTTTTTTATTATATCTTAATATAGTAAAATTACTTCAGACTACCAACTTTTTCTTTATCTAATTTTTTAATATCATGAAACTCTTCTATTACTACATTTTGATACTTCTTTAATATAGCACATTTTTCATAAATTTCCAAATCTTCAAAGTATTTTCTCATATGATCTAAACTATGATATACTTCTACTAAATTAAATGCTGCTGATATTTTGTAGTTTTTAAATGCAGATACTCCCTCTATTCTTTCTAGATATGAAAATAGTTTATTAAAGTAGTTTAATTTAACGCTTTTTCTAACGCTCTTATATTCTTTTGGGTATTGTCTAGAATACATTATATCCATCAATCCATAGTTTTCTACACCTCTAGTTACCATACCTAATAATACATACGGATTTTTTAGAACCTCTTCTTGACCGTGTTCTTTATATATCTTCTCATCTCCTTGTTCAAAGATAGCAAATAGAGTATTAGGATCGATTTTATTCATATATTGATAAATAGATGGGGTGGGGTTATAATCGATTAAAAAAAGGGTTTACCCGCAAGCGCTCCCGCGATAAATTAAGTGTTATATACGAAAATCTCCCTAATTTTTTCCCCTTAGTTTTAGTTGATTCTTAACAAAAAAGTTCTTATATTAAATTATATGATAAAATTAGACGTACAGATAGGTGATATAATACTAATGGGTCGCTTTAAGAATAAGAAAGTGAAGGTAAAAACGATAGACTATGATGAGTTTGGAATGCCTATAATCAACGGTAAACCAGGATGTACGTTTAGAATGGTAACTAATCCAAGAAAATGAACCAAGACTTTGTTTTAGCTACATTAACATTTACTATTGTGATGGTAATATTCAATATAGTAAAAGATTATTATATCATACCTAAATTTAAACCTTCTGATGAGAAACTGGAGAGATTAAATAGACGCTGGTATATCTCTTTTATTGTTGGTGTAGTTTTATTATACATTATGTACGGAAGGGGAAGCCCCTAATACTGAGAGACTTTACTTCTTACTCGATCTCTCTTGAAGATAAGAAACTAAACAGAATATCATCCATCCTCCTGCCAATGATAGTATGACTAGAGTTTCATTCATTCTTTGGAGTTTTGGTCAAGAGTAAACAATGTATGTATTATAATAGCTACCAGACCGTGTAGAAACACCTTTGGTAAAGCTAATTCAAAAGGTATAGACTGATTCATTATACCATATACATATAGAAAGATAGCAAACACATTGATGCCAACCACTATTTGACCCATGGTTTGTTTTACCTTATTATTCCAGATACGTCTCAGTAATAAGAAGATAAGTATGAATGCTAATATTTCTAATATAAATCTATCCATCATATATAAATATATAAGTATATATAAACCTATATACCGAAATCTATAATTTCGAGGGAGATGAGTTATGGCTCCCCCGTACCTTGTCCCACATCTTAGGGAATACTACTGGCAGTGTGCATGCAGTATGATATAAACCCGATGTCAGGGTACCGGCAGGAGGACCAAAAGTAAAAGTAAACTTTTCTGGAAGGTAGTAAGAGGAGGTATATTATATATAAATAAATTAATACCTATATATAATATCCTCTCTAATATAATTAATTAAATTACACTCATATCTTTACTATCTCTATATCTATTCTTTTTAACAATCCACTTTCTTTTATAACTACTATCTTTATTTATTTTTCTCTTTTCTAATAACCCACTTCTTCTACACCACATCTCAAATCTATCACTATAACTATTCACACTCCATCTACCACTTCTAAAATTATATAACTTACCAAATAAATTATTATTATCAAAATAATTATTTTCAATATCACTTACTAACATTTCATTCTTATCATTATAATCTAATATCTCAAATAACTCATTTCTAAATAACTTATCCATATTTTTATTTCCATATATATTTTTATCACTAACCATTATAACATTATAACTATCTCTTCTCATATACTTACTATCATAATCAATAACAACTATATCACTAACATCTTCAAACTTATCATAATAATCTCTCCACTTTATACCAAAAAATATACACACATCATTATTTAAAAACTTATAACTTTCACTAACTTTTTCTAATCTATTAAATACTTTTTTATTTAAATTTCTCATACTTTTACTTTTTAAATTATTTTTAAATTAACTATTACTAAATATAATAAAATTATTTCAATTTACAAACTTTTTTATTAATTATTTTTATTAAAATTCCACTTCATATTTCAACTCTAATTCTTCAATAACATCATAACATACTTCATCTTCACCATTTTCTATCCTATCAACTAACTCTTTATTTCTATTAATTTCAATCCACATCTCACTACTATCATCACTCATTCTTAATAAAATTATTCCATCACCAACTTCTTCACACATACCAAATTCATCAATAATATACTCATAATCATTATCAATACAATCTTTCTTAAAATCTTCATATCTATCCAATATATCTTTTCTACTAATATATCTTCTATCAACTTCAACTTCCCATCTACTACCAAAATAAAC